ATCCTCCTCTATCCTGAGAAGTTCCAGCACACCATCTGTATATTCAGGCATTGCCATCCGCTTCCACCTCCGTTTCCATCTGCCACGTTAAAATCATACTTGAATAATTATCCATAAACTCACTGACTCTATGATGATATGCATAATACATGTAATTTTTAAGCAGCATCCTGTATGTCAGATCTGTTGTGATATTGCAGCCGGGATTTAAGCTCCCGACTGTACATTCACCCTCTCTTGCAAGATTTGCAAGCTGACTGTCTTCGTAATATGGCGGAATCTGGAATTCTGCCCTCATCTCTGATACCAGTGCTGTCAGTTCTGTGTTCTCCATATTACTGCCTCTCTTTTATTATTCCTGTCCAGCCTGAACGATTGTAGCCTGTGTTACAGGGAGCACATACTCCTCCAGCTTAGTTACATCAAAGATAACTGCAACATTGTCATCTACGGCACGGCCGTTTGCATAACATGATGCGATAATGAGATCTGCATTTTCCATAGCCTTTGTCTGGTCATACTCATTGACTCTCACACCTGTTGTTCCCATAGTGTAGTATCCTGCAATTGTAAATGCAGCCTTACCCTTCGGACAATTTGCATCTACGATTTTCTCGATGTCAATGAATGACTTGTTGACATAGCCGCCTGTCAGAGCCTCTCCATACATGCATGGATCCACATATTCTGCCTCGTCTGACGGATTACAGATAAGATACAGCTTGTCTACAACACGCTTACCATTATTGGTAAGAGTCTTTCTCACATCTGAAAGTCCTTTAGGGCTGAATTTTGTTATGTTTGTCACAACCGTCTTAGCCTTGTTGGTACCGTCACTGTTGGATGTTCCAATCTGACGGAAAATACCAATCGGTCCTGTCTTTCCATCTCCATCAAGATATCCCTTTACAAGACCATCCTGCATAGCTTCAGACAGAATTGCCATAAAATAACGGTCAACAAACTCAAGCGAAAGCTCTCTGATTGCCTTTGGAATAACTAAGTAAGCGGTGAGCATGTGGAGGTCAATGTTAAGTGCTGAAATCTCTGTGCTCAGCTCACCCTTAACCGAGTCTGTAAGAGCTCCCCATACTGCTGCACCTGTATGTGATGCGACGATCCACTTCTTGACATTGGCAGGTGCCATGTTGACAAGATTAAGGATTGGTGATGCTTTCTTGACATCATCAAGTGTTCTGTCAATGATTTCAGTCGGAATGATATCAATCTGATTGGCCGTGATTGACTGCTTGATATCCTTGAAGCCTTCATAGAATTTCTTTTCTTCCTGTGAAAGGTTACGGAGACCGAGCTGCTTCTTGAAGTCGGCATCATGGCTGGCTCTTTCTGCCTCAGCAACAACCTGATTTACAAGGTCCTCATGCGCTGCCTCCTGGATCATCTCAATAGACTGCATGATAGCTTCAGCTTTCTTCTCTGCCGGAGCCTCATTGAGTAACTGCATTACTTTTTCCTGAACTTCTTTGTTAATAGATTCGATCTTCATTGTTTTCCTCCTTAATTGAAAAATGAGCCCCAATCGTTGCTCTTAGGTTTATCTGCTTCTTTATGTGTCAACTGATAAAATTCAGCTAACTGCCTCTCATGTTCGCTCTTGTTACAGAGCTGTTTCTTTAGTGCCTCATTCTCTTTAAGCACCTGCTGCAAAGTGGAATCATCCGGCTTTTCCGGTGTGTCAAGATTTTCCAATCCTATTTCATCGATGAAGCCATACTCTAATGCCTTCTGTGGTGACAATGTGGTCTCCTTGTGCATCATTTCACGGACTTCATCCTCTGAAATCTTTGCACGCTGCATAAATAAAGCTATGCAGCTCTCCATTGCAACATCCAGATTATCTGCCTCTGCCCTTAAATCTGCTGCATTTCCTGTTACTGTTTCCCACATATCATGAATAATGGCCGTGGTGCCCTGTCCCATTATTCGTTTGTCACACGCCTGTAAAATTGTGAATGCAATAGAATGACACACTCCCATTACTATTCCGGTCTTGTATGAACCATGCTGCTTGAGCATATTATAAATCGCAGTGCCCTGATCAACGCTTCCGCCGTTCGAATTAAAGTAAATCTTAATCTCATCTGTCTCCGGAATGGCGTCCAAAAGTTCTTTGAAATGCTTTGCAGATGTTTCAGAATCTTCATACTGCCATGTTTCCCAGTTGAAAGGACCTGTCTTTTTGATTTCGTCATATATGTAAATTTCATGAACATTGTCCTGCTGCTGGAATCTGTAAATTACATTTTCGTTCTTCATAATTCTGTTCCTTTCTCTTGATTACTGTTTAACGGACAGCTCCGAGATATCCGGATCACCTCCATCTAATCACTTTTAATTGATGTGCCATTGTCACCCTCCTCTCCATAATTTTTAGTCAATGCTCTTGCATTAGAGAACTCAGTGTTAAGCAAAGGATATCCCACCATTGCTCTGATTTCGTCATACGAGAAGCCAATTCCACGAAGCTTATCAAGATTAACAGCACTATCCACCACATCAACATGTTTAAAGCGTGCCAGCCATACCATTACCTTTTCATTTTTCCTGCTGTAATCATCTTCACCGACTATGTAGGCAGTCAGCGTATCATTTATGACTTCCGCAACCGGGCCGACA